ATCAAACTAAAAAACAGAATTAATTTATGTATATATGATAATAGATTATGATGAATTGACAAAAGAATACGCGAAATGCTATTCTGACAAATCAAGAATTTATATGATAACTCATTTTTTAAAGACATACGATGCGACTCAAAGTAGAGATGTCTTATTTAATTTATTTCCTAGACAACAAGATTTATGTAGAGAATTAGGAAATTCAAACAACGTTGTAACAACAAAGCCAAGGCAGGCTGGAATTACCACAACAACGGCTGGTTTTCTTAGTTGTGAGATGTGTTTAGCTGATAAAGAATCACCGCAAACAGTATTGGTTATCGGTAATACGTTGGATTTATCTCAATTAATGTTAATTAAAATTAGAGATTTCTTACTACAATTTCCGTTATGGATGTGGGGCGATGACATTGCATCGCTTGGAGACCCAATGAAACCACCGAAAAACAAAAATGTTATTTTTACTACATGTAACACAAAAGAATTAGTTTTGAAAAATGGATGTAGAGTAGTTGCTCGTTCATCTGGACCAGACGCTTCTCGTGGTGTCGGTGGTGTAACGTGGTTAATATTCGATGAAGCTGCATTTATTGAAAACGGCGTGGATGTATATGCTTCAGCACTTCCAACCGTTTCAACTGGTGGACATATAGTCATGATTTCTACTCCTAACGGAAAAGATTTATTATACTATGAGACTTGTAGGCTTGCTAAAATGGAGGGCACAATAGACTGGAACGGTTTTAGGCTTGTTGCACTTAAATGGTTCCAAGACCCAAGATATAATAAATGGCTTGAGTGGACTAAAAAAAACCCAGATACTGGGGAAATTGAAGTTCTTAAGGAGAAATATATAGATTCTGAGGGCAATATTACTTATGACGAAGATAGATGGCGTTCATTAGAAAATGATGGGTGGAAGCCTAGGTCTCCATGGTACTTAAACATGTGCAAAAAATTTAATAATGATTCTCAAAAAATAGCTCAAGAACTTGATGTTTCGTTTCTAGGTTCTGCGTCAAACGTTGTTGAACCAGAATTTATTGAAATGCAGCGTAATTTGAATCAAAAAGACCCGTTATATTCAGACCCTATTGTTGAAGATACATGGATTTGGAAAGAGCCGATTGAAGGTCATAGATACATTATTAGTGTTGACTGTTCTCGCGGAGATGCTTCTGACAGAACAGCTATAGAAATAATTGATATGGATGGAATCGATGACGATGGCACTCCTTGTATTGAACAAGTGCTAGAGTATCACGGAAAACAAACTGGAGACGTTATCGGAGAATTGGCGTATAAATACGGTATGATGTATTTTGAAGCTTTTTGCACTGTTGATTGTATTGGTGGTACTGGAGATGCTTGCATTTTAACAATGATGAGACTTGGGTATAAAAATTTATACTATGACGACCCAGAGCTTAAAAATTATACAGCACAAAGAGAAGCTTCATCGCTAAAAAAAACTTCTGAAGAAAAACTTCCTGGATTTCATTGCAATTCTGTTAGATTCCAAATGTTAACAAACTTTGCAAATTTGGTTAAAACAAATCAAATTAAATTACGTTCAAAAAGAACTATTAACGAATTAGATACTTGGATTTATAAGGGGGCAGCAGCAAGAATTGACCATCAAGACGGGTGCCACGACGACACGCTAACCTGTTTAGCTATGGCGTTGTTTGTAATGACATATTCTATGCAAAAACAAATTAATGCACAGAAAAAAATCAAGGTTAATCTACAAGCTTGGAGGGGTAACGATACTGTCGATGACAAAACAAAAGGCCGTATCGATATAAAAAACAATAAGAATCCAGATTTATTGCCGTTTTGTTGGACAACCACTGTCACTAGAACCAATCAAATTGATGCATATAATTGGTTGCTTCGTGGAATATAAACTATTTATGGTAAATATATTTTGATATATGACAAAAATGACTGAAGAAATCCAAAACCTATTTAAAAAGGTTAGACGTATATTAGGAGCACCAGTTAGAAGCGTTGAATTAACTGATGAACAATTATGTGATTTATTGCAAGTTGCCATAGAAGATTATGGAGAAAAAGTTTTAAACGAGATAATTGATAATAATTGGATGGCTTTTTACGGAAAAAACACGGCAAATGCACAGGAATTAGCTTTTGGGTTTATGACGCGAAGTTTGGATTTAAGTAAAGAGTATTCATATTGGTTTTCTAAGGAAGTTGGATTACAGCAAAATGGACCTTGGGAACTTAAAAAAGATTTCATTACTATTGAACGCGGTAAGCAGGTATATGTAATTCCAGCTGGAAGGACGGTTAATAGAGTTATGTATGTTAATCCTCCGATGACCGACATGGCCATGTTTGCAAATTATATGGGTGGTGGCGTAGGATTCATGCCAGGACTTGGCCAAGTTGGCGCTGGTTATGGATATGGAGCTGGAATGGGCGGATTTTATACAACCCAAGCCGCAGATGTTGCGTATATGGCATCAGACCTTAATTTTAAAAGTAGTTTATTCCGTGGCGATTTGACTTATAAAGTTACTGCTGGACCAGATGGAACACATCTTTTACATTTAATTTCTACACCTGGAAGTAGGTTGTCGTTTGGGTTTGGTGGACACATGAACGGAAGTATCGGCTTGATAGGCTGCGAAGTATGGTATACATATTATGATACAACGCCAGAAACTGAAGATGAGTGTATGAGATTTCATGCTGATGACGTTATATTGAGTCCTTATCAGGTGCCAATGGAAAATCTTGATTATTTATATTTAAACGAGCCAGCAAAAGTTATTGTTAGACAATTGCTTGTTGCTAAGGCAAAACAAACGTTAGGACTTATAAGGGGTAAATTTAGCGGTAAGGTTAATATTCCACAGGCAGAAATGACAATGGATTATCAAATGCTTTTACAGCAAGGTAAAGAAGAATACGATGCAGCCATGGAAGCGCTTACTAAACGTCTTGAGCGTTTGCGTCCAGCTAATATGATTGAAGAACAAGCTAAGCTGGTTGAGAATAATGTCAAACTATTGCAATATGTTCCTCTTGGAATTTATGTAAAATAATTTTTATGCTTGTGCAGATATAATTGTCCCAGCAGCAATATAATCTTTGCAAGATGTAGATGTAGATGTACAATCACATAACATAGTTGGTGCTTCTATTCCTGGGCACCATTTTTTGTTAGTATCACTATATAATATTTCATGTAAGGCTAATAATTCAGCCAAAATTCTTTTATCTAATGACATATATTTTTCAATTTTAGATATAAAAGTATCTCTTGAAAATAGCTTTGCTATGGTTTCTTCTGTTTTTTTCATTTTTTTTTTATT